AAAGCCCAACTAAGATTTTGTTTAGGCAGAGGTTCAACCAATGTTGGGTAAGCAAGAGCGATATTCGATTGAAAGAAACGCTTGGATTCCTTGACGGAGAAAAGATGATCCGTATCGTAGTTCCAGAAGAGGTAGCGAATACCTTGGAACTTGAAGGTATTCTGGATTAGTCTTACCAATCTCCGTTATCGTCTGATCCGTAGTCATCGTCTGGAGTGGTATCAATTGATACCTCATCCCGCGCCCAAAATCGGTTAGTTGGAACTGGTTTATCGTTTCCGATAAACACGAGTCCATTACGCCGCGCCATTTCAAGTGCGTAGATCAAGCTATCGCTCAAATCGGGGGAGTATCCTGTTCTCTTTTTAAGATCATCCTTAGTCTCAATGGCGATCTTTTTGTTTTTAAGAGTGTAGCGACGAAGGCAAAGTTCCCGCGCCAATTCAGAATTTGCATCAATACCAAAAAGGACTCGGCTTTTGAAAGCATGATAGGCTGAGTAGTAGTATTCACTAACCAAGCGATCATAAACATCGCTACATGGTCTTCTGTCCACTTCTGCTGCGATCCTATCGGTAGGTTTACCCATAGAAGAGATAAGAGCGATGGCCGCGCCCGTAGAGTCTGTGCGTAGCCATTCACGAATGATAGCCTGACCAACTCGCCCACCATCGCCAGATACGTCCATGCCAAACTTTGTGGGTTTAACGCCAGCAGCTCTACATATGGAGACAACCTCGGTAGCAAGTTGAATTTCAAACTCAGCGGCGGCATTGGCAGATAGTTGGATTACCTTCTGACTCTCAAGCCACATAACACGATTACGAGTTCCACGAACAAATCCAAGTTTAGCGATGGTAAGAACGCATCGGTCACCACCAATAGTAAATGAAGTGTCAAAACCTGCTACTTTAGTGAATCCTTCAGAATCCCAAATTGGTTCTTCGTTTGTATCGGCATTACGAATCAGATCAGAAGTAATTACAGTCTGAATAAACCCAGACTTTGGCCACCAACCGATAGCGTTACGAACATAGTCAATAGCGTTCTCATCACCATAGCATTGTTTAAGCATGATTTCCTGCTTCTTCCTATCCATGAGGAAGGGGAATGGAGATGGTTCATCTGGGCGAGCATCGAAGTTAGGAGACTTCATGCCGTTGTAGAATAAACAAATTCCAGTTTCAGTTTCCCAATTCATCAAATCAGGATTCACTGTATCGAAGTTAGATTTACCTTTTGGCATTGCCCAACGTGTATGTGGGTTATCTCCCGCTGATGGGTTTCCAATACCAATAAAAGTAACATCGTTGTTGGCTGAAAGGTTAACGCGAGCGGTGATTGCTCCCAATTCCATTTCGGGCAACTCATCAAGTGCCAATCGAACTCGATCATTCTTACGACCACGGGTAGTATCAATAGCCTTCTGACCTTCGTTACCTGATTGGAATGCAAGTGCCTTTATCGCATTACGATAATCTTTATCTTCATCGTTAGATGCTCCACCCCAAACAATCATGTGGCGATAGTCGATAAGTTTGCCGTATTGGATGCGAGCGCACTTCCAAAGTTTAGATATGATACCCCAAATACGATCTTCAGATGCACCGAGAGTAGTAGTAGCAACCCATGCCGAAGTGCAATGTGGGGCAGAGCACCAATCAAGATAAACCCAAAGAGCAACTGGAAATGATTTACCCATCGAAGCTGCGCCAGCCAAACAAACATCTGTATTGTTACAGAGTTCTTCCAGTGTTCTAAGAAGTTGAGTATTGGTGTATCCTCTGTTGTAGATAGAAACCTCAGTCGGCCATTGAAGTTTAACAGCATTAATAAAATGCTCCGCTGGTGTAAGTAACTTAAAATCCTTTAGGTTAATATTATGTTTTATGCAGTAATCTTTTCCATACTCACCACGAGAAATAGCATAACAATAAAGCTCAATTCCCAATTCATCCATGTCCTCTGAAAATTTAATACCATATTTTTGAATCCCTTTGCTTGAAGAAAAAACTCTTGACATATCAATAAGAAAATATATTTTCAGTGAAAAGGCAAGATGAAACTGAAAAACAAAAATCTCGCTCCAGTTGGAGGGTGGTATTGGAAATATGAGATAAAGCGTAATAGCGTTGTGTATCCAGCGATAGTTTATGGAAGCACATGGAATAGTCTTCTTCAGAATATCCAAAAAGATTACCGATCCAATGGAGTTGAAGTTCCAAGTAACATTGAACAAATGGTAGAGGATCAAACCTGCCAACGGCAACCAAGTGATCGTTGCTGGTATAATGATGGACTTGGTGATCGTATCGCTCAAGCCATACACACAGTAGCAGCGGCTACAGATAAAGTTTTAGGAACTAAACTTGAGCATAAGGCAAGAGGATGTTCTTCTTGCAATAAAAGAAGGACTGCACTAAACAAATTATCGTAAACGATAAAAATTTATGCTATCAATAGGTAATGACAACTTTTCACTTGCTACTCTTGACCAAGATGGCAAGCCACCGGAAACACGGATCTCCAACGCAAATCACTGCTGGAACATAGCAAATAATTTGCGACTTGCTAACATCGGGCGCGAGAATAAACGCATCCGTATTTATAAGGCGTATAAGATGTTCCCTCCTACTGGATATAGCAAACTCGCGGAGAAACGACTTCCTTGGCAATCGGATGTTAACTACGGACAACTTGGATTCATTGTTGATAACCAAAAGTCAAGTTACTACGATGTAATTACTGAACGTCAGGCTTGCTGCACAATTAAGACCAAATATGGAAATGACAAAGAACGCCTTGTTAATACAGAAAACATCACAACCGCATTTGACCAAGCCCTGCGTGAATGGCCCGGATACCTCTACAATGCAGAACAAGACCTTGAGGAAATGCTATTGTATGGAAAGGGAATTGGAATGTGGGATAGTCCACTTGGATGGATGCCAGAACACGTCTTCCTTTCCGACCTTCTCTTTCCAGACGACATTAGGATCGACTTTTCAAACCTTGAAGAGTTTGTCAGGCGTGTCCGTTTGACTCCATACGAACTTTATAAAAAGATTGAGAATCGTGATGCAGCAGAAGCGATGGGATGGAATGTGGATGCAGCAATTGACGCTATCCGTTTTCATAGAGCATTTAGCAATAACAGAAAAACACGCGAGGACTTCTTCCGCACGATCAGTGAATCAGGATTTAACTGGTCACTTTCTGTTAACCAAAAAATCGACCTTTATGAAGTTTACTGGAGAGAGTTTGATGGAAAGATCAGCAAAGCAATTATCCTTCAAGACTATCAACCAATCTCTGACTACATCAACTCCAATGTAAAAGGAGCGGGTAAAATCAGTGAAGATGACGTTAGAACACAGCATGGGTTTATGATGCTCAAGGTTGGCCCATTCAATTCATGGGATGAGATTTTGTATATGCTTACCGACTCGGTAGGAAGTGGACTTTTCCAAGACATTAAGAGCCAAGCTGAATCAGCGTTCGTAGCCTGCCGCCAGTATGACTTTACGATGAACTCATTGGTAGATGCCGTTCGACTTAACTCCATGTTAATGATCGAAGGGCAAGGGCCAGATTCAACTAAGATGCTGAAACAAATGGAATGGTTGCCTATCAGCGTAATGCCAGATGGTGCAAAATTCATTCAGAATCGCTTCCAACTTCCAGTAGCTGAAAGCATGAGCTTTATGCAATTCTTTATGGGGGATATGTATAGAGGGATGGGACAGTATCGCATCAACTCTCCTACCGCTGGCGGTAAACAAAGGACAAAAGGTGAAGCGGAGTTGGATGCTGCCGAGTCGGCAAAACTTTCTGGAACTCAAATTAGACGATTCAACGAGTGTCAAACTCTTTACTTTAAACAACTCTACAAACGCTTTGTAAGCGCAAAATCCAGTGATGATGGATATGAGTTTGTAAAAAAGTTTTATGAAGTCTTAGAAGAACTCGGAACTCCAAAAGAGGCGGCAGCTTGGAAGAACATCACAAGCATCCGTTCAAACCTCATCAATGGGGCTGGTAGTCCATCATTCAAACTCATCACAGCAGAGAAACTTCTACAGATTACAGCAATCACTCCAGCAAACGAAGGGCAAGAGAATGCTGTTAAGGATGCAATCGCTGCACTTTCTGGACGGGATAATGTTGCTCGTTATCGGAATACAAAACCAAGCAAGATTGATGATACTGCCCGTATCATTGGATTTGAAAATGCTGGTATGACAGATGTATTTGTTAATCCAGCAAACTTCCCTGTTCTTCCAACTGATCCGCATATCGAACACGTTGAAGGTCATTTGAAAGACTTGATGATGCAGATTGAAACAAATATGCAATCCATTCAATCTGGAGTTGCTGATACAAATGAACTGGCTAAAGCTGTTCGTTCAATACAATTCAAAGGTGGTCATATTATGGCTCATATTGAGTTCATTTCAAAAGATGAAAGCAAACAAGACTTCATAAAGCAATTCATGCAAAGCATGGGAGAAGCAAGCGCACTTGGAGATCAAATCTCTGCTGTTTATCAGGAAATGATGCAAGCAAAGCAAAGCAATCAGGGTGACTCTAAAACTGAGGAAGATGTGAAACTTCAATACCTTACTGCTAAATCAAGCATTGAAATTGATACAAAACAAAAACTTGCTGATATTTCAGTTGGTAAGGCTGCAATTAGTCACT